GTTCTCCCTTTGTTCTCCCCCAGCTAAACTATGAAGTCTTATGGAGATATAGACGGAACGTAGGAGAAACAAAATGAGAACATTAAACGACTATTTTTTAACAGTTAAAATTACTGACGTTAGTACAGCAGGAAGCACATTTGTTGCAGTACCTGATGGCGGTAACATTGTTAAAATATACAGTACAATCAAAAATGCTATTACTACAGCTAATGCTGCATTATCATTTGAGATTGGTGGAACAGCAGTAACTAATGGTGGTATCACTATTGGTTATGATGGTTCTGCTGCTGGAGATGTTGATTCTTCAACACCTTCTGCAAATAATAGAGTAGAAGAAGGAGAAGCTATCGAAGTAATTACTGATGGTGGATCTTCAACTGCTTGTGAATGTATGATAACATTCGTAATTAGAAGATAATCTTTTAGGGGGTGGAAACACCCCCGTTAACTATTAGGAGAAAATATGCATATAGCTATGCGACCAGTAACTACACAAAAAGTTAATTCAGCAGGTTCTTCTGCACAATCCGCAGCTTTTGGAGCTAACATTGAATATGTAAGAGTTATTCCAGATGCTGATTGTCATATAGAATTTGGTGTAAACCCTACAGCAACTACATCTAAAATATTTATGGAATCTAAAACTTCTGAAATTTTTAAAGTTTCTCAAGGAGAAAAAGTAGCTGTAATTGGAACTGTGAATTTATACGTAACTGAATTAAGTGAGTAATGAGTATTTTAAGATCTGTAGATCCAGATGGTACTAAGTACTATTTTGAAGATGATGGAAAGCTTACTATTAAGCAATCCCAAAATACAGATGCTATCTTAAAAAAAAATAAAAATTTATATAACCAAGGAGATTCTGGATATAATGTAGGTAAAGATATGAAGCGTGTTGCAAGTATACCTACACTTGTATTAACTCTTTGGACTAAAGAATACAATGGTACAAACAATTGGTTTGCCTTACCACAAGAAACTAGAAGTAAAATTTTAAAACAAAAATTAAATAGCAGTGATTATAAATATTTTAGAACTGCATCAGGAAGATTTTAATGGCATTAACAACTTATACAGAATTAAAAGCATCAATAGCTAATTGGCTTAATAGATCTGATCTAACTTCAGAAATATCTGAAGACTTTATCAAACTTTGTGAAGCAGATTTTAATGCTAAACTTAGAATTAGACAAATGGAACAGATTGATGAAGTAACTATTAATGCTGAAACAATAACTGTTCCTACTGGATTTATTGGCGTAAGATCATTTTATATTTTATCTGGAGGAACTAAATATCAATTAGAATATATATCTCCAGCAAATATGTTTAAAACTAGAGGAGCAAGTACTTCTGGCATACCTAGAGTTTATGGTATAGAATCTGATAATGCTACAGAAAGTTTTAGATTTGCTCCATCACCTGATCTTTCGTATACAGGATACTTACAATATTATAAAGCGTTTCCTAGTTTATCTTCTGGAAATGCTAGTAACTATATCCTTGCCAATCATCCTGGTATTTATCTTTATGGTAGCTTGTATCATGCATCTAATTTTTTGGGTGGTATCGATCCTAACCAACAACAACAATGGTTAGCTATGTATCAAGTAAATTTAGAAAGATGTGAGAACAATGATAGAACAGACTCTTATGGTGCAGCACCTGTTGTACAAAGAACAGATGTAGGAACAGATTTATCTTTCTATCGTAGAAAAGCATCAAGTTAGGAGTCTTATGCAAATTCCTTTTGGCGAATGGTTACCAGATCAACCAAGTCATAATAATCCTGGATCTAATGTAGCAACTAATGTATATTATGCATTAAATTCATACAAACGATTTCCATCATTAGTTAGTTATTCGTCTAATAATATTGGTGCAGATTGTAGAGGAGGAGGTTCATTTAGAGATGGTTCCAATAATGTTTATAACTTTGTTGCTAATAATACTAATATCTATCAATTAGATGGTGGAACTTTTACTTCAAAAAAAGGATCATTGACTGGTGACAATACAGACTTTTGGACATTTACCCAATTTGGTAATTATATTATAGCAAGTAATGGTGTAGATAATCCTCAATATTTTTTAATGGGTACGTCTACTAATTTTGCAGACTTATCTACAATTGCTACAGATGGTACTCCACCAGTATTTAGAACAAGTGGTGTTATACGAGATTTTTTAGTTACAGGTAATCAATCAGGTAATACTAATAGAGTACAATGGTCTGGAATTAATGATATTGGAACATGGACTCCTGGAAAAAAATTAGCAGATTATCAAGATCTGCCAGGTTCAGGAGGTGAAATCGTTGCTATAACTTCTGGAGAAGTAGGTTATATATTTAGACAAAACCAAATAGTTCGTATGGACTTTGTAGGTGGAGCTACTGTATTTAGATTTTCAGTTATCTCTCCTAATAGAGGAGCTGTATATGGTCAAACTGTTTGTCAAGATAATAGACAAGTATTCTTTTATGCAGATGATGGATTTTATCAAATTAATGGTGATAGCGTTGTTCCTATTGGAGCAGAAAAAGTAAATAGATTTTTTGAACTAGATTTAAACAAAGCATTTTCTGATAGAATTGTAGCTACTACAGATCCTTTTAATCAATTAGCTTTATGGTTATATCCTTCCTCTCAAAATACTAATAATACTACAGGTATTTGTGATAGAATTTTAATTTATAATTACAGTACACAAAAATGGTCATTAGCAGAAGCTAATGCATCATTTATATTTTCACAGTTTGTGGGAGCTTATACTGTAGAATTAATGGATATTATTTCTGAAAACTTAGAAAATATTAATATTGCATTAGATACAGATTTTTGGGCTGGTGGACAAAAATATTTAGGTGCTATTGATACTAATTATAAAGCAGCTATATTTTCAGGAACTTCAAATGAGGCTGAAATTGAAACAGGAGAATTTGAAATATTTCCAGGATTACGTGCAAGTGTACAAGGAATAAGACCTATTGTAGATGCTGAAGCAACTGTTACTATAAAAACTAGAGATAGATTAGCTGATACTGCTACAGAATCTTCATCAGTTATCATGAATAGCACAGGTATTAACCCAGTTAGACAATCTGGTAGATATTTTAAAGCAAATATAAAAGTACCTTCTGGCACTTTGTTTACTCACGCTCAAGGTATTGATATAATAGCAAGTAAAGCAGGTTTAAGATAATGGCTGACGTTGTTGAACGAGATATAGATAATGTTAGATATAGTTTTGAAACTCAAGAATTTTTCCAAAGACAATTGGAAGAATCAGTTAATAGTTTAATTAATAAAAATAATGTAGAAACTGACAAAGTTTTTGCATGGTTTATAGGATAATAAATGTCAGGAATTAAAGATTATTCAAGTACAGCAGCAAATAATACAGCAGTAGGTGGAGTCAGTATTGCAGAAGGTATGTTACCTTCTAATATTAATAACGCATTAAGAGCTATTCTTGCAGATACAAGAGAATGGTATAACGATAGTCAATGGGTTATTTATGGAGATGGCGATGCGTCATTTACTTTTGCCTATGCTAGTGCAACATCATTTACTGTAGCAAGTACAGACGTAACATCTTTTTATCATGCAAATCGTAGAGTTAAAATTGTAGGCTCTTCTACAGGAACTATTTATGGAACAATTAGTTCATCTTTATTTTCAACTAATACAACTGTTAATGTAACTTTAGATTCAGGTGCAATTCAAAATGAAAGCATTACAGTTTATGTTGGTGCTTTATCTGCAACTAATACTTCTATACCAGCAGGTTCAGTTTCAACTTCTGTATTAGCAGATGGATCTGTTACTACGGCCAAGATTGCAGCAGATGCTGTCAATGGTTCTAAAATTGCAGATGATAGTATTGACTCAGAACATTATGTAGATGGTTCTATTGATACTGCACATATTGCAGACTCACAAATCACAACTGCCAAACTAGCAGACTCAAGTGTAACTTCAGCTAAGATCGCTGATGGAACTATTGTTAATGCAGACATTAATGCTAGTGCAACAATTGACGCAACAAAAATTCATGATGGTAGTATTTCTAATACAGAATTTGGTTACTTAAATAATGTATCTTCTAATATCCAAACTCAATTAGATGCTAAACTTGTTAAAGCAAATAATTTATCTGACTTAACCAATACTGCTACTGCTAGAACTAATTTAGGTGTAGCAATTGGAACTAACGTACAAGCATATGATGCTGAACTACAAGCAATTGCAGGATTAACTTCAGCAGCAGATAAAGGTATTCAATTTACTGGTTCAGGCACAGCAGCAACTTATGATTTAACAACTGCTGGTAAAGCTCTATTAGATGACGCAGATGCTTCTGCTCAAAGAACAACTTTAGGATTAGGAACTATTGCAGTACAAAATGCAAACAATGTTTCTATATCTGGCGGAACTGTAACAGGATTAGGAAGTCCAAGTGCAGGTTCAGATGCAGCTACTAAAACTTACGTTGATAATTTAGTAACAGGACTTAAAACAAGAATTATCGTTAGAGTAGCAACTACTGCTAATATTAATTTATCTACTGATTTAGAAAATGGTGATACCTTAGATGGTATTACACTAGTAACAGGTAATAAAGTTTTGGTTAAAAACCAAACTTCAGCAAGTGCTAATGGTATTTATGATGTAGTAGCAAGTGGTGCTGCAACTAGAAATACAGACTATGATACTATTGCAGAATTAGCTGGACAAATTGTAGTAGTCCAAGAAGGTACAACTAATGGTGATGATTTATACCTTTGCACAACTGACACCTCAGCTTCATTAGGAGTTTCTGATATTACATTTACTAAAGTGTTTCCATCATCTGGTGGAACAGTAACACAAGTAGCAGTAGCAGATTCAGGTGCTTCAGAATTTACTGTAACAGGTTCACCTATTACATCTTCAGGAACTATAAGTTTAGCGGTTAATAGTATTAGTAATGCTAAAATATCTGGACTAGGAACAGCAGCTACTTTAGACGTTGGAACATCTGCTAATAATATAGTACAATTAAATGGATCAGCACAACTACCTGCTGTAGATGGTAGTCAATTAACAGGCATAGACGCAGCAAGTCCAGGATTTGCTATTGCTATGGCAATCGCATTATAATATAGGAGTTTATATGGCACAAAATTTTAGAAGATACACAAGCAACGATGTAGGAACATCTGCTGCAACATTATTTACATCTGACAGTTACGATACAGTAGTAGGTATTTCAGTAGCGAATGTTACTGCTTCAAGTGTAACAGCTTCGGTTTATATCAACGATGGAACAAACGACATCTATCTAGTAAAAGATGCACCAATCCCAGCAGGATCTGCATTACAAGTATTAGATGGTGGAGCAAAATTTGTAGTACAATCAGGAGATGCTTTAAAAGTTATTTCTAATACTGCAAGTTCACTAGATGTTTGGGTTTCCACAGTTGATGCAATTAGTTCATAGGAGAAAATAAATGCCGTTTATTGGTAACCAACCAACAGCAGTACCTTTATCAAGTGCTGACATAACTGATGGAATTATTACACCAGCTAAATTAGCAACTACTTTAGATTTATCTTCTAAAACAATTACATTACCATCAGGAGTAGGTGGTAAGGTTTTGCAAGTAGTATCTACACTATATACAACTGCTACATCTCAATCTATTTCACAAAATACAATAACAAATGTAACTGGGGTTAATGTATCTATTACTCCATCTTCTACATCAAATAAAATTTTAATTTATTGTAGATTTTTTGGAGAATTTAGTGGAGATCCACAAGATGCTATGTTTGGTTTAAAAAGAGATAGTGTAGAAATTGGCGGTGCTGTTAGTGCTGGAGATAGGACTTACGGAATATCAATTCCTGTGGATTCAGCTACAAGTACAGATAATGCAAGTACACCAGATACAGTATATTTTCATCATTTAGATTCTCCATCTTTAACAAGTTCATTAACATATTATCTGACTGCCTATGCAAAAACATCAGGAAGAACTTTATATATAAATAGAACTGTTAATGATTCATCAGGAAGTCCATATTTTTATGAAAGAGGTTCTTGTGAAATTACAGCTATGGAGATTTCAGCATGATTGTAGAAGCTATTTTAAAAATTAATCCTAATGCAAAAGTAAGTGTAACTAATGAAAATTTAAATGAAATAACTTGGCATAACGGAACAACACCAATATCAAAATCAGAAATAGAAGCTATGATACCAGTTGTAAAAGCTGAAATGGAACAAGCAAAATTAGATAAACAACAAGCTGAACAATCAGCTATTAATAAACTAAAAGCATTAGGTTTAACTGATGCGGAAGTAGAGGCATTTAGAAAATAATGGCTTATATCGGCAAACAACCACTTGTAGGAAATTATACTGTACTTGATCCACTTACAGCTACGACTACTGACACTTATACTTTAACTAAAGGTGCTGTTGCAGTATATCCTCATTCTCCAGCTAACTGCATTGTATCGTTAAACGGAGTTATTCAAGCACCTTTTGATTCATATTCTATTTCAGGTTCTAACATTGTTTTCTCATCTGCACTTACAGCTTCGGATTCAATAGATTTTATAACTGTACTAGGAGATACTTTAAACATTGGAGTACCTTCTGATAACACAGTAACCGCTTCTAAGTTTAGTTATGCAGAAGCAACTTTAACTGATGGTGCAAACATTAGTTGGAACGCACAATCATCACCTATTGCTAAAGTAACATTAGGTGGAAACAGAACTTTAAATGCACCTTCTAATAGTGTTGCTGGACAATTTATTTCTTTGCTAGTGATACAAGATGGAACTGGCTCAAGAACTTTAACATGGAACGCAGTATTTGAATTTACAGCAGATACCGCACCAACTCTAACTACTACTGCTAACTACGGCGATTTATTTACCTTTAGATATAATGGTGCTAAATGGTTAGAAGTAGGTAGAAACCTTAACTTGGTATTAAGCTAATGTACGCACTTGTAATTAAGAACTCTATTGAAAAACTTTTTGCTTATCCAAAAGGATTTGTATTAAATGGTAATCAATACCCAGCAGATATATTTACTAAATGGTCTAAAGCAGAAAAAGAAGCTATCGGAATTTATGAAGTAGAATTTAATCACTCTAATAAAAAAGATGAAGAATACTACATCAATACTAATGAGCAATTTAAGTTTGAGAACAATAAAGTAATATCTTATTTTGGTACTGCTACACCTAAAGCATTAGAAGATAAAAATGCAGTAGATGAAGATAACAAACCTATTCTTCAAGATGGAAAACAAGTAGTCATCAAAGGTTTAAAATCTCAAAAGAAATCTATTATCAAACAACAAGCTAGTGGATTACTTGCACCAACTGATTGGTATGTAGTCAAAGCTAGTGAAGTTGAAGGTTATACTATTCCAGCTAACATATCTTCGTTTAGAGCAGAAGTAAGAACTAAATCTAATGAAATGGAAAGTATGATTGATGCTTGTACTACTGTTGATGAACTAAAAGCATTATACGAATATACCGAACAACAAGACGGAACAACTGCAAGACCATTACCTACATTTCCTAAAGAGGTAATCTAATGAGTTTAATACTCCCAGCAAATTCTCTAACTGGTGGTTATGAGGTAGATAACTCATTACGATTTAATTCTGGTAGTAGTGATTATCTAAATAGAACTCCAGCAAGTTCTGGAAGTTTAACAACTTGGACTTTTTCAACTTGGATTAAAAGAGCAA